ATATGCTGGAAAAGTATTTAAATCCTCATATTTTTCTTGTATATTGGTAGGGTATTCGTTGATTTGGGTAATTACTGCATTATTAAGGGTAGTGGAATTTAACCTGCCAAATTCTTGTCCAGTTATCTGCCTTCCTGGATGATCTGCTGGATTAATAATACTATTTGGTTCTACCGGCACCCAACCAAGTGAACCAGCGTGGGTGAAAATGACATCTCCGGCGCTATTTGTTATATATGGGGCTGATACGCCCTGATCGTCCATATGAATTTGAACTTCAAGGTTGGAGTCCGAAAAATATCCTGGATCCCCTGTTATTGTCCCTCCTATATCTAATGTTGTTGCGTGCGGCATTTTTACAGTATTTTTATCTATTTAGTGAGAAAATTAGCATAAGGAACAGAACGCATATATTCTATTTCATCTTGATTGATTACATGGAGAGTGCCAGCAACCTCTTGCCATGTATAATTTCTATAATCATCCCAATGAAAATTAACTCCTCTAAATCCCCATTTAAAAATACCAATACAAGCAATAAGGGGGAATTGATCGAAAGTTATATTTGGAGTTTTGGGTAAGTATATAAAGGTATAATATCCTCCAACATCAGGAATAAAGACAGTATCCTGAAAAGTGCTCATAATTTCAAGCATAATTGATTCAGAATCTGTTAACCTTCCTATTTTTTCTTGCAGTTGTCCTATTCTTGTATCAGTGGATTTTTCTTCATTAAAACCAAAGGGATTGGCTAGGAATTCTTCTTCTTGTTGTTGTTTTATTAAATCTCTTTCTTGTCTTTGTCTAAGAGTTTTTCTTGCCATTACCTAATACCTAATTCTTTTTCGGTAACAATTTTAAATTCAATTTTTCTATCAGCACAAAACTCTTTTGCTGCTTTCCATTTTGCTTGATTAACTGTATATGTTTTCATTTCATATAACCAGGATTTAGTTTTTTTCTTTGGTATTCTGGGTTCTTTTGTTTGTTTTCTGGGTTTAACTTCAATCACATAGGTTTTAATTTCACCAGTACTTTCTTTTACTTTCATTATAAAATCAGGGAAGTAACGATGAACTTTACTATCAACAGGAGAACGATATGGTATCCAGATTTCTTCTGATCCCCATTCAAGAACACTTTCATTCAAATCACACCAAGAACAAAATTTTCTTTCCCAACTACTTCTACAAATAATATTATTATAATCGCCTTTATATTTCTTGGGATTGTTCGGTTTATACTTACTTTTTAAACTCTCTCCCATATCTTGGCTACATAATATATAAAGTAAAAGTATTTATAAAATGCCAGGACCAGCTCCCAATACTAAAAGGGTTGATGATTTAAAAAGTAGAATATTACATGTAGCTCAAACTTCGGTTTATCAGGTTAAGCTACAACCACCTCAACCTGTTATTGATTTTATAGATTTGCCTGGAAGAGGTGTGAATTATAGGTCAGATGGAGAAAATATAGAACTTATGTGTAGTGAAACAAATCTTCCTGGATCATCTTTAGCAACTCATGATGTAACTAATGATTATCCTGGTGTCACTGAAAAGATGGCATATCGTAGAATATATGATGAAACAATTGATTTTACTTTTATGGTTGATAGAAATTATAAGGTTGTTGAATTTTTAGATGGGTGGATGAATTATGTTACGGGACAAGGATCAACATTTACCAGAGATGCTTATGCGAATGGAAATGTTCATTATGAAATGAATTATCCTTCAAGTTATAAAACAGATAATCTTTATATAACAAAATGGGAAAAGGATAATTCAAGTTCCTCAATGACTTATCAATTTATCGGTGCTTTTCCTCTTAGTATAGTATCAATGCCTGTTTCCTATGAGGGAAGTAGTGTGCTAAAATGTAGTGCATCGTTTTCTTATATGAGATACATTAGAAGAAGATCTGGGGATAGTAGTATGGCGTGGAATGCTGATCATAATCGCCCACAAGCAGAGATTGATTATATGAATAATGGTGGTTTTATTGGTTGGACTAGTGATCAAGACGTTAACCAGAGTACATATTTAAAACCGGGGCAGAGTTTTGATGATATAGATTAGTTTATAATAATATTTCCCCTCTAAATAATCACACTGAAATAACTATAGGATATTATGCCTTTACCAACCATTGCGACTCCCACTTATGAACTTGAGTTGCCTTCGTCAGAAAAAAAGATTAAATACAGACCATTTTTAGTTAAAGAAGAAAAACTTTTAGTCCTTGCTCTTGAGAGTGAAGATACAAAAGAAATATCTAATGCAATTAAAGCAGTATTAAAAAATTGTATTCAGACCAGAGGTGTTAAAGTAGAACAACTTCCTACTTTTGATATTGAATTTTTATTCCTTCATATTAGGGGTAAGTCAGTAGGAGAAGAACTTGAAGTTAGTTTAATTGCACCTGATGATGGAGTAACTGCTGTTCCTATGAAGATTAATATTGATGATATTAAGATTCAAAAAGAAGAGGGGCACGATAAAAAAATTAAACTTGATGATAATTTAGCGATGGAGATGAAGTATCCCTCTCTTGAACAATTCATTAAGAATAATTTTGATTTTAATGATGATGCCAGTATTGATAAGTCATTTGAAGTAATTGCATCTTGTATTGATAAAATTTATAATGAAGATGAGGTATGGACTACTTCAGATTGTACCAAGAAAGAACTTATGGATTTCTTGGATCAAATGAATACTATGCAATTCAAACAGATTGAGAAGTTCTTTGAGACAATGCCAAAACTTTCTCATAAAGTTATGCTTAAGAATCCAGAAACAGAAGTTGAAAGTGAGGTGGTTATTGAGGGATTAGCAAGTTTTTTCGGATAGGAATGGTCCATATGGACCTTGAGAATTACTATAAGCTTAACTTTGCCTTGATGCAGTATCATAAATATTCATTAACTGAAATTGAAAATATGATGCCGTGGGAGAGAGATGTATATGTCGCTCTACTTCAGCAACATTTAGAGGAAGAAAATCTAAAGCAGCAGCAGGCAAATGCCAATTAATTCCAAATCACTATCATCTGCATTAGTTCCTACTGGGAAGAGGAAGGAAGACTTAGTTGAGGAGAAAATTAATGAGATTATTTTAAGTCTTCTTGGATTGACAGATGTTTTTGATTTTACCTATGAAGAATATTTGAGTCTTTTAAAAGAAAAGATGGCTGCCCAACGTATGCAGGGTGGTGGATCCAGTGAAGAGGCGGAATTAATAACTAATGAATATAAAAGAGTAAAAGGTAAAACTGGAAAATTTAAAGTAAAAGCAAAAAAAGTAAATGTTAATAAGGTTGTAGGTAAAGCAAAAACACAAAAAAAATCTAATGTTCGATTAAATCCATCTAAACTTTTAGCTGGAGCAAAAGATACATCATCAGCACCTGCGTCATCAGGAGGAGAAAATCTGCAGGATAATTCTGGAATCTTAAATTTTTTAAAGAATGATTTGATGAGTGCATTGCAATCTATTAATGCATTGGTGTCTGATATTTTAGATAATTTAAAAGAACAGAGAGCAATTGATAATAAGAAAGCAGAGCAAGATAGAAAAGCAGCAGAGGCTGCCGAAAAGAAAGAAAGAGAAAAAAATCTTGAAGGAAAGGATAGTGCTAAGAAGTTAGGTGGAATTGTTGATAAAGTTAAAAAACCTTTTACTAGCTTTTTTGACCAAATTATAAAGTTCTTTACGATGGTTTTATTGGGATCTGCTATTAATTTCTTACTTAAAGTAATAAAAGATCCTACTGTTATACTTAAACCTCTTGTTGATTTTATTAATAGTATTGTTGATTTTTTAAATGGTATTATTGCTTGGATTTATAATTTAGTCATAACTCCAATTAATGGTGCTATTGGTCTAATTAATACAGGTATTCAGGGATTTATTACTGAAGTTAATAAGGCACTTAGTATTATTCCTGGTGTAACTAATCCTATTACTCCACCGGATCCTATTCCCACTATTGACCCTATGGATCCAACTAAGGGACCAATACCACAGGTTCCACAGAACTTTGGGTTGAATATAGGACAACAAGGACAACAAGGACAACAAGGAGCACAACAACTTGCTGAAGGTGGTACAGTATATGGACCTGGTGGTACTGATAATGTAAATGCCAAATTAACTGCTGGTGAGTCAGTTCTACAAGTTGGTGCAAGAGAGAGGCAAATACAAGCTACGGGTATTGATCCACTTGCATTTAATGTTGGACCTAATGCTAATAAACCAACATTTAAAGGTGGACTTCCTGGTTTTGTGGGGGGTGGTTTATTTGGTAATATTTTAAATAGAAATGTAGTTGATAGTTTACCGGCACCAAGTGTTGCTATACATTACCCAGGCGCAGGGACTTCCAGGAATGGGAAATCGGATCCTGCTAATGCTA